AAATACAGAGGTAAAGGTTGTCGATATAGCGGGGGAGTTGTAGCCGACTATAATGATGTAAATTTTGATAAATCTACTTTGAATCCAAGGGGGGAATGGGAAAGCGGAAATGGATACAACCAAAATGATGTTGTATTTTTGGTAACTAAAGAAGCTACTGGAGATAGAAATATAAGTTACGTTTGCACGAAGCCTCATAATTCAAACGATGAAAATAGGCCATCTGTAAGTATAGAACATTGGGCTACAGATGCATGCTCAAAAACACTGCATGGATGTAAGCTAAGATTTGGAGAAGGCAACCCTCTTCCTTTTGGAGGCTTTCCTTCTAGTAGGCTTTACTGATAAAATGAATTTTTTAAAAAAAATTAAAAAATATTCTGAAGATAGTCCCGAAGAAGAAATTTGCGGTTTTATAGTTAAAAATAAAACTAAAATAGAAATTAAAAAATGTAAAAACATATCAATTGATAAAAAAAATAACTTTGAAATACCTACTGAAGAATATATTCAAGCATTAAAATCTTATAAAATAGTATCAATATACCATTCTCATCCTAATACTGGAGAAGAATTTTCAACACAAGATTTAGCTATATCTGAAGAGTTAATAATACCAATACTAGTTTATAGCAATAAAACTAAAAAATTTAACTTTTTTAAACCTGAAGAAATCAGAAAAAATAAAATAATAAATGACATACAAAAAAGTGTATCATTAGGTGTAAAGGTTTAAGGTTTATGAAAATTTATTTACATGGTAAAATAGGAAAAAAATTCGGAAAAGAATGGGATCTAAATGTGACCAGTCCGAATGAAGCTCTTAGAGCTATAGACGCTAATACAGGAAACTTTTTTAAATATTTAGCATCAAAACAAGATGAAAATATTTTTTTTAAAGTTTACATAAATAAAAAGTTAGTTAGAACCCATGAAGAGCTAGGTATAGAATCAGAGAAGATAGAAAATGTTCATTTCTTGCCCTTCATAAAAGGAGCTAACGAAATGGGTAGAGAATATTTAAAGTGGGGAGGCATAGGACTAGGAGTATCATTTGGTTTAGATTATTTAGGAAGCTCCATAGGGGGAAAAGTAGGAAGTTTTATTGGAGCTATAGCTGACATTGGATATGAAATAAGTTTAAGTTTAATAATGCAAGGAGCAATCTCTTTTCTACAAAAAGAACCTCCTACACCGCCAACTGAAGCAGCAGCGCCTGATGCAAAAAATACATCTTCTTTTACTTTTTCAAGACCTTTAAATAATACAACACAAGGAGCTCCTGTTCCTTTAGGGTATGGAAGATTAAGAGTTGGGTCTCATGTAATATCTTCTTCAACTATGAATACTAGATTGGTTGCATTTAACCAAGTTAGAGATTCAACAATCGATCAAAATGGAGACTTAGTTGGAGCTATTAATATAGACCACTATACGACATAACATGCCTTTTGAACTTTTTTGTTATTCCGAAAATACGGAGCCTAGAATTTTTAATAGGAAGGTTCGGGGGAATTATACACCTGATGAAGCTGATAAAGAAAAACTTCAATCAACCGCCTTTATAAAATGCTTGGATCTTATTTCAGAAGGTCCAATCGAAGGTATAGTTGATGCTACAGGAGCATTAACTCAAGGAGCTGATATACTAAAAGGAGTATATTTAAATGAAGTTCCAGTTCAACTTACATCAAATTCTGCAACACCTTTATATAATTTTAGAAACATCTCTTTAGCATATAAAAAAGGCAGCGAGTCTCAAACTCCATTTTACACAAATCAAAATAACAATTTTTACTGGCTAAAAGATTTTTCTTATACTTCAAAAACTGTTGGATTAAATATTAATTTAGATAATCAGACTATACTGGAGGCTGCAAGTCAAAATGCAAAAAAAATTGTAGCACAAGGTTCTTATTCTGTTGTTGATGCAGATGTAGACTTTCTTGGGGTTACTTTGTCTATAGACCAATGCCATAATACTGACGAAGACGGAGTTCAGCAGATAAACGAAGGGGGGTTTCATATATATGGAGATATTACTGGTGTAGTGCATAGAAGTTTACCAGAGGGACAAGTTGCACCAATCCAAATGGAGGGGAATAACGAGTATAATGTTCATGCTTTTTTTAAAGGTTTAGCTTTAAGCCCTTACAAAGAAGATATATTCTTTAAACTTAGGTCCACTAAAGATATTGGAAGCACCAGACCAAGACATATTCATATAAGAAATACAACAGAGCAGTCTTTAAATTTTAGATCAAAATTTTCCGCAAGTCTAGAATCCGTGACTGAAATTGTAGACGCTAATTTAAGCAATCCCCATTCTACAACGGTAGCTACATTGGTAAGTGCTGAAAATTTTAGAGGCCCGCCTACTAGATCTTTTGATATGAAATTAAAGAAGGTAAAAGTGCCTTCTAATTATATCGAAAAGAAAATTGGGCCAGATGGACCAACAAAAAAAAGAGATTATGATTCTTCTTTTGGCACAGAATGGAGCGAGCACACCAGCGAGGAAAGACACGAAGGAATTTGGGATGGAAACTTTAAATCAGAACTTGAGTGGACCGACAACCCTGCATGGATTTTATATGATATAATTACTAATGATAGGTATGGTTTAGGAGAATATATAACAAATACATATATAGACAAGTGGGAGTTATATAAAATAGCAAAATATTGCGATGAATTGGTTCCCACATCAATGGGCAACACAGATAATGATGGGTTTATTCAAGAAAGAAGGTTTTCATGTAATATTTTGCTTCAAAATGCATCGGATGCATTTCAAACTTTAAATGAAATAGCATCAATATTTAGAGGTATAGCTTATTTTAATAACTTAGACATATTTGTAACAATAAATAGTTTAAAAGATTCAATAATGACATTTACTAACAATGATGTTATTGACGGGATATTTAGATATTCAGGAACTCCAGAGCATACAAAATTTACCGCAGTAAAAGTTGCATACAAAGATAAAGAAGATTCATTTCTACCTAAATATGCCTACATAGAAGACCCCGAAGGAATAATAAGATATGGGATAAGATTAAAAGAGATAACGGCAATTGGATGTACCTCAAGAGACCAAGCTCTTAGGCTTGGAAGGTGGTCTTTGCTTACAGCAAGTCTTGAGGAGGAAACTGTATCGTTTTCAACAGACAGAAAAGCAGAATACATATCTCCAGGTCAAGTTTTCACAATCCACGATGAATTAAGAAAAGATTATAGGGTCGCAGGAAGAGTAAAGGGTATCATAAACCATCATGACCCCGTAAAGGATAATTTTATTCTATTAGATCAACAATTAGATACAGGAAATTATAATTTTACATCTATATCTTTTTTAATTCCTGGAGAAGATTTTCAAGGAGAATCAGACACAAAACAATTTAAAGAGTTTGTGCATAGGAATGGGTACCAGATAGGAGCTCAAGATAATGGAGACAGGTTAGCTCCACATTTCATTCCACCGATCCCTTTACATTCTGATTCTTTGGCCCAAGGAGGAGATTCTAGAAACACATCTCTACACAATTATATAGAAAACACTCCTTCTGGAGCAAAAATTAAAACCGATGAAGATGAAGATTTAGTTTTAAAAAACACCATTTCTGGTTCTTACATAAATAATTCGGCAAAATATAAAACTTTAAATGATTATTTCTTGGAGAGTGGAATTTTAAAAACACTAAGAAATGGAAATGATAGATCAGAAGTAACTGATAAAATAAGAGATGGTGCAATATACATATTGCATGGAAATAAAAAAGGTGGAGAAAATAAAGATTTTATAGGAAAAGATTATCAACTTTTATCTATGGGGGAGAACCAAGATGGAACATATTCAATGGTAGCCCTTGAGTATGATTCTGGAAAGTTTGATAAGACAGATAAACTATCCACCATATATACAGAAACAGATTACGATTACGAACCTGGTCCAAAAAAACCAGGAGGCCCAGGAAATGACCCTCCTCCAGGTCAACCTGAAGTTCCTCCTGGGGTTCCGCAAATCACTAACTATGGATATCCTAAGATAAACACTGTAGATTTAATAGTTAGAGCTAGTGGTGATATTAATTCTCAAGGAGAAGAAATCTCAAAAGTATTATATTATTTCCACAACACTCAAGAGAACGAAAAATATTATAAAAATAATTTATCCTCTGCTTATTATGGCATGAGAGTATCTGAAATTACAGAAAGCTATTATGGCAAACTTTTGACTGCCAAGGATAACAGTTTGGATGTGCTGCAAAATGGTCAATATATATTATCAGGATTTCAGAATTGCGGAGACTATAAAGTAGTATACGACAATACAAAAACAGCAGATGCAAACCATGAAACACCCAGTGGTAAAGCTGTAGTAGGGGGGAATGAAAATTTATCGGTCTCTTTAAGCACTTTTCAAACTGCAAATTTTAATCCTTTTCTAGATGTACAAAGGCCAAGAAACCCTCAAGAATATGGCGAAATATATACATCAGGATGTACTGTATTTAGTCAAGATTATGAAGGATCTAAAACAGGTTATGTATTATCTGGAGAATTTGAGCTACCAGACCCAAACGCTTATTACGAACTAAGGTGGTATGAGGCAAATAGCTTCGGGAAAAGCCCTGAAAAAATAATGTTTTTTAAAGGAGCTAGGGACTTAAAGCCCCCAGCTAAACCTTCTAATTTCTTAGTTTCAATTAATGAGCTTTTTCCAAATCTTTTAAACTTTTCTTGGGTTAACCAAGCCGCTCAAGACGATGATTTAATTGGGTTCAGAATATACACAGGACATGAAGATTCTAATATAGATGGAATTAATTTTACAGATTATTCAAGTTCAACAAATCCATTTAATGATTATCCAACACCAAAAGCAAATTCATCTTTTGCGGAAGTTATTGGTAAAAATGCAAGTTATTTTACATACGAAGCAGATACTTCGGACGGCACATTAAGAGATAATCAAGGAAACCCAATAGGTTTTCAAGATACAGGCGCATTTCACATAAGATCATTTGATTATTCTGAAAATTTAAGTGACGGTGCGAATAGCAACATATTAACTTTAACGAACATATCAACAGCTCCAAATATATATTTATCTGGAGAAATAAGAGAAGAAGGAAAAAATACAGATAGACATGGTTTTTATCCAATATTAAATGTATTCTACAGCGGAAGATATCATGAGTTTAATTCTTTTAGTAATTATACATTAAAAATTACAGATGAATCTTTTGGATTTGGCGCTCCTAAAATATACAAAATAAATAAGGAAGATGTAGTATCCGCGCCAATAGAATATGGAGCTGGAAACTCTGGATACTTAGAGCTAAGAGAAGTACTTCCAGATGCTTGTTACTTTGGAGAAATTTATGCAAAAATGGTTGATCAAAGGGAAACTCCTGAAGGTAATCATAGGGGATGTATACCTAAAGACACTTTCCCTCCAGCAAAATTAAATAACTTTAGAGTTTCTAAACAATTTTCTAATTTTAGATTCTCTTGGGATCCTCCATTAGAAGGAGATGTAGAAAAAATTCTTTTATATACTGGCAGCGGACATTCAAATTGGGACATAGATTTATCTAACGAAGCTAGCACAACTAACTTAACCAATCCAAGCTACGGAACACAAGTAGAGTACTTTTCGGTTTCCGACCCTTCTGATTTTCCACTTTTTCCTATTGACAAATTTAGAGAACCAGGACAAGCATCTCACGAAAAAACAATTTTCCCTTTTCATGCGGTTCCAGTAGACACTTCAAATAATACTGGAATGTATGCTAATGCAACATACAAATATGTAAATTTAGCTGGTCCAGAAGTTCATACTAGCGGAGAAGCTACAACAGATGGGAGATCTTTAATACATGTTTTTTATTCTGGAATAGGCCAGAACGATGAATCGTTCAAATTCTACGAGACTGAATATCAAGATGTTTCAGCGGCTGGACTATCTTTAATAAATTCATATCAAGATCATAAAAAAGCAGGACACGACGAATCAAAATTAGGAAAAGGTTCTGGTCATTTTACATTTGAAGCTAATGGAACTCATTTTTATGAAGTTAGAAGCAGAGTAATTTTTGATAGTTTTGAGTCTAATTTTTCTGATGACCTTAGATTAAGTAATTACGAATATGACATAACTTCTGATTATATATATGCTCCGCCCGATAGAGTTCCTCCTGGAAAAGCAGAATGGATAACTTCTTCAAAAAACGGATCTAATGTTTTTCTTTCTTGGAATAATCCACAAGACAAAGATCTAGCATCTATAGTATTATATAGCGGACATCAAAACTATACTGGAGAAGAGCACGGGACATATATACATCAAAAAACATTAACCACATCAGACATTATACCTCTAACTGATTTTAGAAAAAATTCAGATGGAGATTTATTCTTTTGGTTAAGAGGTGTAGATAGTTCTAATAATACTGGAGAGTTCAGCATTGGAAATACTAAACAAGGAGGTAGCTCTCAATTTCCGCCCAATGACTCTAAAGGAGTTCCTTATAATAGCGGGCAAAAAGTAGCAATAGGAGTTCCTGAACCTTTATTTAGTCAACATATCATAGCTACTACTGGTATTGAGTTGGACGAAAAAGGAGATGGTTCAGCTAGACCTTTTATATCATATAAAATTACAGGAGTATTAGATTATCAAAAAGCTTATTACAAAGTAGATTTATCTAAAAAATCCAACTACAATCCACTTAGAGATAGCCAACCTGCAGATATAGAACATGGTGTTTATACAAATACCATGACAGGAAGTGGAACATTTTTTAATTTAACCGCTGACACAGATTATTATTTAAGAGCTAGGTATCATGAATTTGACGGAAGAGTAAGTGAGTATACTAATTGTTTTCAGAACCCAATAAGGACACCAAAAGATAGTTCTCCACCTCTTAATCCAGGTAATTTCACAATAGTTTCTGGGCCAAAACAAAACATAATAAGATGGGATTGGGGAGAAGGGGTTTCTAAAGATTTAGCTTCTATATTAGTTTATAAAACTGGAATACCAACAGGCAGGGTCCTAGAGGACTCTTCTTTACTAGGAAAATATTGTTGGGAATCGCAACACATTAGTGGGTATTTTGAAAAACATCAAGATGAGTACGAGTATCAATTAGCCCCTTCAACATCTTTTATTGATTTAAATATAGTAACAGGAATGTACAGTGGATTTGGGGCAGAGCCAAATTCATACAAATATCAAGAGCCATTAAATACTGTTTATTATCATTATTTCCTTAAGACTGTTGATAGGTCTGGAAATACTGGAGTAGCATTTGTATCTGGAGTTTCTGAAGACCCTCATAATTCCTACCCAGTAAACTTATCAAAAACAGAATCTGACACTTTTGTAAATGCTCAATATGGAACTGTTCCACATAATCAAGGATATGTAACTGGAGGAGCTATTAGCGCAAATTACATTTCAAATGTTTATGCAGGAGATATTATATCATCATCAATAACATCTACAGATTTTATATTAGCACATCCTAGCGGAAGAATACTAAGTGATTCTATACATACATTAGGCCCAGCATATGGACCTAACCCTGCTCCAGGTTCACATGATTATGATTATTTAGCTGGAAAAGGAATATATGCAGATCATAAAATGTTTAGGATTGGCGATCCAGAAGGTTTTGGAATGTTCTGGACGGGGGAAAAATTAGGAGATGGATCTTATAAGCAACCTAGCTTTAATAGAGACCCAGACGGTTGGCATTCTATAGATATTAACCCTAACACCTTAGAAATAAGAGGGAATCTTACAGCTGGAACTGTAAGGATAGGAGCTAGCGATGAAGAAGCATTAGATGTTGACTCTGTTGGAAATCTAACAATAGGAGATCAGCGAAAAAATATTACAGGATTTTTTAAAGGAACACTTGGTTATAGCGGAATCATAAGGGACGAGTTTGGAGAATCTGATCCTGAATCTGCAATTCCGCCTGTTTTAACTGATGCGGGAAAAGCTTTCGTGCAATTAAATCTAGATGATTTTAGTAATGCAGAATTATCAGACCTTAATGGCGGAGGCATGTTCATAGAATTACATTGGACAAGAGGTGGAGATAGAGGAATTGAACATAGACAAATTAAAACAATTGATTTAAGACAAGATAGAGATTATACAAAAGGTTTTGGTAAGACAGAAGTCAGAGTTCCATTCAGTTCAAATCAGGGAGTAGATTTATCAAACAAATTTGGGAACACTTACTATCTAAAAGGGTTAACTACTACTGGAGATACATCTATATATGATAATTCCACAACGCACCCTTCTGAATACAAGCAGCCAATATACAGAGATTGGTATAGAGTGCATAATGCAAAATTCAAAGTTCTTAATGATGGAAGATTGTTTGCTGCTGATGCCCAAATAGCGGGAACCGTAAGAGCTTCTAGCTTTCAAGCTGGAGATACTATAATTTTAGGAGACGAATACAATACAGAAAACACAGTAATATCTAGTTATGGTTTTGTTGATGATTTTGCTTGCAAACAAACTCCAACTAAAGAAGCTCAAGGCTGGCAAATTAGAGGAGATGGAAGTGCTACATTTAAAAGTGTAGAAATAAGGTCAGGCATAATAAGCGGTGTAGAATTAGCTGCTGGAGATTGTGATAGCAAAAATCATTTTAGAGTTAATAGCCAAGGCGACATATCTGTTGGAAATTCAAGAACCTATAATAGAAATAATTTTTATGTAACAAGAGAAGGGGAATTACATGCAACAGATGCATTTTTCTCTGGAGATGTAACTATTACTGGTGTTCTTGATGTAGGAATGGGGCTTCAAATAGCAACAGACATACAAGGATATAAAGATGGAGATGATACAACATTTCATTCTGAGGGAGCTAAAGGCATATTACTAACAAAAGATGATATAAGAACGACTAACTTTGACGATAGTGCAATTGATTTACCTAGTTTAGTCGCCCATGGAAGACCTCAAAATAGAGGGTGGAAAATATCAAACGATGGTAGGGCAGTATTTTTTGGAGCCTATATAACTGGAGGATTTTTAAGTGGAAATTCAATAATAGCAGGAGAAGGAACAACAGATCAACCATGGTTTAAAGTTACTGCCGATGGAGAAATGCAAGTTGGTCAAACTACTGGGCATTTTGATAAACCTGGCACCGCTAGAAGAACCCCCGCAACAGCTCCAGATTCTGGAGAAGGGTTATACATTAGTAGAAAAGGAAAACTTTATGCTCAAGATGCTTATATTAGAGGTAATATTACTGGAGATGCAGGAAAGATAGGATCACTATATTTAAATAGAGACTATTTGGCTAGTTATGATTATACCAGTATAGGAAGAAATTCAAGAACAAGTAAAGAATGGCAAGTTGGTAGAACAGGATTA